CTCAAATCTCGCCTGAATGGTCGAATGAGTACCCTTGGGAACCTTAATACCAGCCAAATGGTAGGGAACTGTTTTGGCGACTGTCGAAGATCCTGACGCGGTAATGGCATCCGTATTGAGGAAAGCATTAGAGGTTAGGATGCCCGTCACGCCGGCCATGCCCGCGGCATACAGACGGTTGACCGCCCCCGTATCGGTCGCCGCTCCCACGGCCAGCGGAATGTTCACCCCTCCGTTGGCGTTAATAGCCCCGGCCGCCGTCAGACCTCCGGCCAGCGTCATGTTGCCGGATGCATCCACTTGAGGGATGGCCGCCAGAGCCTGCTGGGCTTCTGTGGCGGAGTTGGCCGCGCTGGTGGCAGAGGTCGCGGCATTCGTCGCGGCCGTATTGATGCGCCCCTCCGCCTGATCTATAGCCTCTTTAGCGGTTTCGGCGCGCTGGACAAGGGGCGTGATCGTCCCTTGCGCTTCCTCCTCCGCCTCCTGAACGGCGGCAACGGCATCCGCCTGCGCGCTGGCTATATTCTGCTGCGCGGTCTGTGAGGCACGACCTACGGCCAGCACAGAAGCCGCTTGCTTGTCCTGCACAGCAGTAACAGCCTCATTCCTGGCTTCAACAATTTTCTTCTCCCCGTCGCTGACCGTTTCCGGCCAGGTGGCGGCCAGCGACTCCACAGCCGTTTTAGCGTCATGGGCACTCTTGGCGTCACGGTCCGCGTTGGTTGCGGACGTACCGGCGGCGGCCTCGGAAGCGGCGGCGGCCCTTTTGGAGGCCAAAGCGGAACCTGCATAGCCTTCCGCCTCTTCGGCCCGTGCAGCAGCGGTGGCTGCCGCGTCCGTTGCCGTCTTGGCTGCCTGGCTCGCCGTTTCCGCATTGGTGGAGGATGTGTTGGCATTCTGTTGCGCCTGTTGGGCCGCGATAATGGAGGCCGTGTTGGAAAGCCACTGGGCCTTGATCGTCTTACTTGCCTCAACAGGTATCGTAATACCCATTGCAGGAATATCGTACACCGTGGACGACTCAACAGGAGCCACAGAATCCACGGCCCCAATATAACCGGAAAACAGCCTCAAATCCTCTCCGGACTCATCCTGTGCATGAATGGCATACGGCCAGCGGCCAACAGGCAGGGCAGGAAAAGTAAGCTCCAAACAATGTTCTTGCTCGCCGTGTTCAATAACAACGGGCAAGTCTCCCTGTTCCGTCTTCACCACACCGGTGAAAGAAACTCCTGTTAACGGGAACGGAGATTGCGTCACATCCTCGAACAAAAGCCAGCCTATGCGCTTGGCATAGCCTGCCGTCGTGGACAAATGGCGCGTCATTCCCAGAAAATTTAACATGGCTCAATCATGAGCCACAAAACACGGGAAATGCAAGTTGGCGAGAATCAACGTTTTTATCCCTGCTTCACGGGAGGCTCAAAAGGCAGGGAGGACAGCAGGGTTATAAAATTCTCTCCTGCATCCACTTCCATCTTCTGAGGAGTGTATGCGCCATCCATCTTGTTAAGCTCGGCAATAGCGGCGATTTTTGAGGGCATCTTAAATTTCGCTCCGGTTTCATCCATGGAAACCTCCTGACAGAGATCGGATGCGCTATCAACATTGCCGATGGGAGTTGTCACCACGCGGGACAACCATTCCATGCGCTGCTGCCTGGTCAGCACCGCAGACTTATCCAGTTGCTTATTCAATTCGTCAATCATTCGCAAAACTTCGCCATCTTTGGACAAACGGGATGCCGCCTTGCTGGCTGCGTCATTACTCATATCCTTGCGATTGTAGGCCTTACGATAAGCGTCCGCCTTGGACAACTTTTCCGCAACCAGAAGCCTCGCAAACTCCTTCTTCTTCTCGGTCACTTTGGTCTTGTTATCCTTCCTTCTCATACCAATATTTTACCCTCCTGATTTTCAGCGCGTCAATTTGGTGAGAATCAATACTTCTTGCCCGAGACAATCAACCTGTTGGCTTTGAATCCTCAAGACTCTCTAAAAAATCACGCCCCTGCCTGCTGATATAAAACACGCAAGGCCGTGTGCCGGTTCTGATCACGTCGCCGGCCCGCACCAGATAATCCAGCCGGTGAGACACATTGCTGGGATCCAAATGGCAACGGGTGGCAATCTCCCGCGACATCCTGCCCGGATGGTCTCGGATTTCCATCAGAATAAGCAGTTGCGACGGACTCACCTTCCGGTGTATAATGTTCCTCAATAGATTCTTATATTCCTGCTTCATCTCCCTTCCTCCCTTCTCATATACCGTTCAAAGCAATAATCCGGCGCATTCTCGACCTGGCATACCACGTTATTGCCGCGATAGAGGCGTGAGGCAATACGGGCATCCAAATGTTCCCCGATATGCACCGGCAACAGATTGGATGTGAGCATCGTCCATTTCCCCAGCCGCCCATCGACAACACGGTTCAGGGCGGAAAGAATAGCGGGGGAAGTATTCTCCGCGCCAATATCATCCAGAATCAGCACGTACACCTCTTTAACCAAATATTCGATGAACGCCCAATCCCCGGAACGAAGCATGGAAACCACCTTCTGCCACTTCCAAAGCTGAATGGGCAACGTGGGGCGTGATTTAGTCAGCGCATCCCTGGCAGCCTCCGCCAGATGCGTCTTGCCTACCCCGGAAGCCCCCAGCAGGGACAGCCAGCGGCGCGGACGAACCTTATTAACGATATCGTTAATAAACCACTGCACTTCCCGGTGCATGGCCTGCACCTCCGGGTGAACGGACTCGTCAAACCCGCCCATATCGTACCGTACCGGCTTGTAACTGCGGACAATCCCGTCCTGGGAAGGCATCACGGAAACCTGCCCGGCCAAACGTTGAATATCATCCATCATTCGTACCTCCTTCCCGCGTTGGCGTCATTCCGCCCAGACGAACCTTGATGTCCCCGCTGCGCATTATTCGTGACCCAGGAACGGGCATACTTCCGGGCTGCCGGCTTCCAATCGGCAAGAGGAATCCCCTTGCTGTCCCGCCAGCCACGGGCGCTGAAATCATCAAAAAACGACTCTGCGCACCGTTTCAACTCGTCTCCCTTGGGAGCCATAAGCTGGGCCGCCATGAAAAGCCGCACATCCTCCGCGTCCCGCGGGAACTGCTCTATGCCTCGGCTTACAGGTAATTTCTTCGCATTCGCATCCGTCTTCGTCTCCGTCTCCGAATACGCATTCGCATTCGCATAAGTAACGGGTTGAGGCGAATCGTTACGACCTGTTACGAGTTTCCGCAGTTCGTATTTCTTGTCGGAAACTTTCAGCACTTCGTAACCGTTCGGAAGCGGCCATTTGGGCATGGACTTCCCCTGTTGGTCGAACCCCAGAATCATCAAGTATGGCTTCTCGTTATGAGAATAAAGCAGAATAAGCCCCGCGGCCTCACACGCGGAGAGGCAGCGTTGAATATTGCACTCGCTCATCTTGTCGAGTTGGAGAGGATACAGCGCAGAACGGAGAATGGGCGTCCTGGCGTCATAAAGGCCGTAATCGTCTGCCACAGACATCAAGCGTCGGTAGAACACCTCGGCCTCCCACGAAAGAGAGGCGACGCGCCCTGATGTCAAAATAGCATCTCTGATCAATCGTGTTGGCATATCAAAAAAGTGTCAGTTGGGGGTTGTAGATTTCATAAAGACCAGGAAGACGGTCTTCCCGCGGCGGTGTCCGAACAAAGGTTCATGGCTGGCCAGCTTCAACACTTCTGCCGTGCTGACCTGATCCTCACACCATTTGAACACCAGAACGCCGCCCGGTTCCAAAACCCGGAAACACTCCCGGAAACCGGCCTTCAAATCCTCCTGCCAAGTCTCCCTGTCCAGTTTTCCGTATTTCTTGGCCAGCCAGGACGATTCCCCGGCGTGAATCAGGTGCGGAGGGTCGAACACGACAAGGCGAAACGCCCCGTCACTGAAAGGCATGGCCCGGAAGTCTCCGACGACATCCGGCTTGATTTCCAGAGTGCGCCCGTCGCAAAGCGTGTGTGTTTCCTCCCGGCGGTCCATGAACACCACGTCAGGATGGCGGCGGTCAAACCAGAACATGCGGGAGCCGCAGCAGGCATCAAGCACAGGCTTCACTTGCCCTCCTTTCCGTCCGCCAGGGTTTCCCCCACCTGGGCGGGTGCGTTTTCCAGCGAGTTATGCGGATTCACATCCGTGTTCTCCCCCGCGGCGTCCGCCGTGTATTTCAGAGCCCTCCCCTTGTCATCAATAGGAATCCACGGCTTATTCCATACATGCCTCATGCGGAGCGCATTAAGTCTTCGGGCCGCTTTTCGCATGGTCTCATACCTTTTTCCATGTTCATGCTCTCCGTCCCTAAAGAAAACGCGACGGAGAAACGCATTTTCACGACGACGAAATATCCGAAGCCATTTTCGGTGATACCTGTTCACTCTCCCTCCTTTCTCGGCTCCCAGTTGTCGGACGCATAATGGCTTCGGGAGCACATATCACATGTGTATGGGTACTCGTCATCCCTATGCAGGCAGGTTTCGCAACGGCGGCGTTGCCACGCCCTGCACGCGGCCCGCTTCTGGCGGACGGTATGGATTTTCCCGGCAAGGTCCGTTGCCATTCTTAAGATCCTTTTTTCAGAGGGCATCAAAAGGTAATATGGCTCTCCAAATTCATGAATGGCGTGTTGCCGGATTTTCTGAATGGTTTCCCTGACGGACTCCACGGATTTTCCGCATTCGTAAAACGCTTTCTGTTCAGGCGTCAGTTTCATGCGAGCCTCCTTTCTAAGATGTCTGCTTGCTCGTCAGTAATGTACTGCCAGCTCTGCGGCGGACGGGTCAGTCCAATATCAGACAGGGGCACGGCAAGGGGAAGACGCACGGGGTCATAAATGTGCCAAGCGTAGCAAGGGAGATAGGAGCGCCCACGCTCTTTCGTTATGCAGGCGTCTTCAATTAACTCGTCAGGAATATAAGAAATCATGCGGATAAGATACTTTAACTGGCACTTGCCGATAATAGCCCGTTCCCCGTCCTTGCCGGATTCATAGAACCACAGCGTTACAGGGCCGCACCGTCTAAAGATGGGTTTGGTTTTCCGCAGTTCCCATTTCTTTTCCCCGGACAGAATTTTCCCGGACCAAGGCCGCCTGACGGATAGGAGGATGTTAATCATTGACGGTTTCCTTTCTTCTGCATGATTTCTGCCAAAGAATCCAAGTGTGCAGCGCAAAACCTAAAGTACCGGGCCAATTTTTGCGCATCTTCTGGACATTCTAAACAGTGCCGGATGGAGAATTCAACGCGCAGCAGCCCGCTTTCGGGCAACGTGGTTATCAGATTCATCCCTTCTTCGAAATTCAGTTCAGTTCTCATTGCCGACATCCTTTCTCCAATACAGTTTCTATTTTTCTTATATTTTCTTCGGTAATATTTTTGTCTCCGTATATCCAATTTTTAACAGTTCCAATACCTTTTCCAATTTGCCCAGCTAGCCAAACAGTATTCTTTCCCTGTTTTTTTAATTCTTCTTTAACGTATTTTCTAAAGCTGGCTTGCTCGGAATTATCTCTAGCACCAATATTCCTTCCCAATGTACGTTTTTCATAAAAAGCTAACTGCTCTTCATTTAAAGATTCAATAAAACGTATTTCTTCTCGGATTTGTTCAAGTCTATCTTGAAGCTCTTGCTCCTGTTGTTTCAGGAGCACTATTCTTTTTAGTGAAATCTTCATTGTTCCCTCCTTTCGAACACAATTTCTACTTGTCCGGCCCTATCCAGATCATGCACGCGGTCAATCCCGGCGCAGTCCAGCGTCCGGTCGTCAATGCCCAGGGCTTTGCAAGCCCCGTCCAGATACGCCTTGCAACGTGCCAGGCAATTATCCGCATCCGGCTTCGGTCCCTTGAAAAACCAGATCACCCGGTAATGCGTGGGAACCATCTTGCGGCCATTCAGGGCTTCGTAGGTTCGGCCCCAGGCTATATTCCGGGCGCGGCTCTTGGCAGCCGTCTTCTTATAACCGGCCACAATGGCCCCCCTCTGCGTGAGAGGGGCCTTCGCATTGGGGGACAAACACCGCGGCGTGTGGGGCAAAGTAATGGTCAGCGTGGTCATCATACTGCACCTCCTTCCACTTCCTTCACGGATCCATTCGTGGTTTTCGATTCGCCATACTCCGCCAGCAACTGCCGCAGCCATTCGCGGCTGGCCTTCGTGGTCGCCTTCGGATCCGCCGCTTTACGGGCCGCGTGAACCAGTCTGTCCAATTTCGTGATGCCGACCTTGCAGCACCCGGCAAACGCTTCCGCCGTCACCTCGTCCGGGAACTCGGCATTCAGTGCGGAAAACGCCCCGGAAGGATCCGTCACCGTGAAACTGGTGCATCCGGGCGCCATCTCAAAACCGGGAATCAGGCCGGCGGCCACATCCTGTTCAAACCGGTAATCCACAGCCGCCGCCCATTTCTTTGCCGTCTTCGCCAGGCGGTAAGCCTGAACCTTCTCGGCAGGGGAAAACAGCTCCCACTTATCCCGGTCCGTAGCGATCAGGGAAGCCTGTTCCACCATGGACGCGGCCTCATGGCACACCGCCTTGGCCCGGCAATACCGGCAGGCTGCCTCACTGCAATAGCGCGGGGCGTCCGGGTCCATAGCTGCCCTGGCGACGGCAAGAGAATCCTGTTCGGCCTGGCTAATCGCCTCGTCATCGTAAAACGTAACAGATGCCGGACCAGCCACCCGTGGCTGGATGATAGCCGCGTAAATGCCATTGTAAATAATCCCCTCTTCATTGGCTTTTTGAGCCGCCAGCGGAACCAGGGCTTCAAGCTGACGGTTGGCCTCGGCGGAATCCACAGCCACGCGGCCAAACTTCCAATCCAGTACCAGAAGATCCGACCCAACTCTGAACAGTGCGTCCCACTGTCCGGAATACTCGCCCCCTTCAATCCAGTCGGACAAGAAACGGCGTTCTTCGGTGGATACAAGAGAAAAAAAAGCATCGGGATAATCCAGGATCTTCTCTTTCACACCATTCAGCAGACGCAGAGCACGTCCACAAAGCTCCACCTGCTCATGATTCAGCTCGGCAGACTCATACTCCCGGCTATTCAGAAAATCATGCCAAGAAAACTCCATTCCTTCTTCGGCTGCATCATCCTTCAAAAGAAGATACTCCATATAGCGGTGCAACAGCGTGCCTTCTGCGGCAGCCTCGGAACTCTCGTCGGGACAGGACTTCTCCATCGTAAACGAGCCGGGGCATAAAGCCAGCCGTCCAAACGCGGACGCGGAGGGCAGCCCTTTACGTACATCTTCAACAGTATCGGTCATGTTGTCGTCTCCTTCCTATCCGATAAAGGGTTGCAGCTTGTCAGGATTGGCCGCCAGCTTTTCCATCTGGGCAGCATTCATCTCATGCCAGCTCTTCACCTTGTTGCCGCTGGCCTTCGCAATGGCTGCGTTCAGTTGCTCTTCCGTACAGGAAAGAGCCTCCATCAGCCGGATATGGGGCGGGGGAACTTCTACGTCGCCTTTGCCGGGAACCTCCGCGTCTCCCAGCTGCCGCGGGGGGGCAGCAACCTTCTCGGCTTCAACAACGTCATCCTTGGGCATCTCCCTGGACTTGAACAGGGGCGGCTTAATATCCGGCTGGCTCTTGCCGGCCATGTCCTCCGCTTCCCCCTCCACGCTCAAGCCCAGCAACGCTTCCGGGCAATTCGTCCGGGCGAAAAAAGCCGCAGCACGGTACTTGTACATCTGTTCTGGCATCGTCTGCCACTTCTTCCCCCATCCTTCGGCCTTCACCATCTCCGGGGTAATCCAGGTTCCGTAAACATTCTGCCCCGTTTTCAGCTGGGCACACATTCTCACCCCCTTCTGAAAATCCTCTTCATTACGGTACTCGAACCAAGTCGCCGAAAACTTCGGGCAGATATTCACAAGAGCAATGGCAAACTGTCCGGACCAGGACGGGCGATTCTGAACCACGTAAAGATTCTGCATGATCATCAAAGGGTCCATCCGCAGCCGCAGGGCTGTATTCAGGGCGATGAAGCAAGAACCGGGGTTATTCTGGTAGGTGGTCGGCACCATGCTGGAAGATGCAAGCATCTCGGCGGCCTGCTTCGCCATCTGGAACTGTTCACTGTTGGCAAACGCTCCCAGTACGGACAGTTGCTGTCCTTGCTCTTGTAAAGTCAGGGATTCTGTTGTAGGGGTATTCACGTTATTAGTATTCTTTGGTTAGCTATTGATAACAGGCCGGGGACCAGTTGGCGCTGGCCCCGGCCAACTCATTGTTTCCTCATACCGTGAGGGCGGGACGGTTTTTCCAAGCCGTCAAAAGCTTTCATGGGAGTGGGAGACTCCGGGCAAAACCCGGAATGCGGGCTCTTGCCGGCCTGCAGCTCGGCGTTATCCAGCTCCACCGCCAGCCAGAACAGGCACGCAGCGGAAAGACCAAAGGAGCAGGCACCCAAAAACTTGAAAAAGGTATTCATTTGCTCACTCCTCCTTCTCCATATTCTCGAAGCAACGCCCGGCGGAACTGCTTGCCGTGCACCTTCATCTTCCCCTGCTTGCCCCAGTACAGGATCTCGATCACATGCCCCTTGTCCTTCAACTCATGGACGGTCCGCTTGATCACATCCCGGTCGGAATCGTACATCAGGGCCAAAGTCTTGCAGTCGTAAAACTCTGATTCAGGGTAGGTCATAATATTTTCATTGTTAAAACTCGTACCAGCCGAGCAGCTTCAATTCTTCGATCAGATCTTCTTCCATAGTTCAGTCGTCGTAATGTCCGTCGGGGTTGTCGCACTGGGGGGCGTGGTCAAAATCCCACTCGTCAATGGCCTGCTCTATCTGCTCCAGGAGTCCAACCGCGACGCCGTAGGAAATAGGTTCACCGTCCACCCGGATGCACCGGTCTTCGTCGTCGTATTCGATAATCATGCCCGCTCCTTTCTCATCTGATCCAGGGTTCTGTTTACCTGGCGTATGATGTGTTTCTCTCCCAGGCTGATACCAAGCATCAACGCGGACAGGTAGCCTGCCAGGTTAAGCAGCGTCACAACTATAAATTCAGTCCAGTTCATCATTGGTTATTTGTTGGAAATTGGTGCTACCTGCTTTCGCTTTGAGGGATAGAGTGCTATGAATATGGATTTCGTATTCCCCTGGCAGCATTTATGATTGTGAAATAGTCTTATTTTATTATTATTAGTCCGCTATGAATATGGAAGAATATCAATTTCAGCAATTTGTCAAAGAGGCCCTTATAGATATAAATGGAAAAATCATTCAACTGAAAAAAGATGTTGATGTATTAAAGAAAAACACAGCAAGCAAATCTCAGGCCGAAACTATTGATCGCAAGTTGTCTGCGATTTTATCGCAGCTGAAAATTCCTTTCTTTGGACGATAAGGCATTTGCCTTCTTCACTTCCAACTACAAGAAACTCCGTTCCATGTAGAGGTTGCGGAGAGATGGAATATTGTATTTTTACCAGACCATCACCATTAACATAATAGCGGTAATTATTATTCACTAGCTCCTTCGCTTCCTCCACGGTAAGCAGCTTCGCGTTCTTCGGTAATTCAGTATTTGTATTCATCATCATTGTTAGGTTTGAAAGATTTAGGATTATCAGATACATTCTCCTCCATGTTCGGAGGAATTAGTTGGTCCAACATCATTGAAGGAATCTGCATCACAGTTGCTTCCACAGTCGTCTTGGCTCTTATCTACCGATTCAGAAAAATCATTGCCGCTTGGTTGAAAAGGAGGTTCAATCGACTGCGCCGCTTCATGAAAATAAGCCAGTGCTTCCCGCGCCACACCCTTGAGTTCCGTAACATCATCCGCCAGAACAGAAAGCTTCTTCAGGTCAACAGAATCCTTCAAGCAGAGATCAACAAGACACAACTCCAGGCGACGCAGAAAGAAAAACAGCTCGGAGAGGCGCAGGAGAAGCTCCTCCTTTTTGCTCTGAATCATGAACCGTGGAGTAAATCGGAAGTTGCGCAAAGCCTCAACTGGAACACGGAATTCACGGATATCGTTATTGCCAAAGCCGTAAAATCCGACTTGATCTCTGGAGGCTACAACCCTGCTGGCATCTACCGCTGTCGTATTACTACGAGTGGAAGACGCTTCCTCTTTGATAGAGGGCTTTTGAGTGAGAGGTGAGTTCATGCTTCCGGCTTCTTGGGTTCGAGGTTGCTGGACTTCCTTTCTTCATCCTCCATCATGGACAGGATGGTTCCGGCTGCCTTGAGTGCGGCTTCTGCGCTGCTCTTCATGAGTTTTTTCATCTCATCAGTCTGGTTGGACAGACGGCTCAAGCTGCAAAGAAATGCCGCATGATCTGCCAGGTATTGAATGTGTTCGTTCATATTCATGCCGCCGGCTTCTTGGGGTTCTTCGGGCGGGGAAGGTTGCTAGCCGTGGTCAGGTGAACACGGAATCCCCTGCGGAATGATTCTCGTTCAATGATGCGGATAATAGCTTCCGAAGGCTTCAATCCTTCTTCCGCTTCGGCCAGCAGATGGCTCTTGCAGCCGTCCGGTAATTTGTCTAAGTCGATTTCTGTTTTCATCTATTTCCGTAACTGATGGCCTCAAATTACAGCGTATAACTGAATATTTCAAGATATATTTTCAGCATAATACTGAAATTGCTAGGTAACAAGGTGTTGACATATCAGCAAAATGCTGTAATATCAATGCATGACGACAACAAAAGAAGACGTAAAAAAATGGCTCAAGGTTATTGGTAGAGACAGAGAATGGCTCGCTAACCAATGTGGAGTTTCCAAGCGTCAGGTAGATAATTGGCTTTCGTCATCCATCAATATTCCCGCAAAGGCTATCCTTGTTATTCAGCGTCTTATGAACGGAGAAGCCGAATCCTCTCCCCGCATCGTCATCGACTTCACAGATGAAGAATGGGACATTATCTGTGAGGCCGCTAAAGCCCACAAAGAAACCTTCCTGGAATTCGTCAATACCGCTATTCAAAATGCCGCCAAAGAAAAAGAGGCAGCCCGCAAGAAGTTTACCCCGGTAGAAACATTCACAGCCCCTCCCTTGGAGGCTCAGGGACGAATCATCGGCAACATTGCCGCCGGCAATCTGGCGGATGGAGACACCATCCCGCAGGACATCTGGTTATACCGTGAACTGGAAAAAGGGGAATACCTGCTGCGCGTCAACGGTCACTCTATGGAACCCTCCATCCCGGACGGCTCCGTGGTCATCATGAAAAAATACACTATCCCCCCCATCCCCAAACCTGGAACCATTGTTCAATACCATGATGAACGCGGCGTGACACTCAAAAAACTGGTCCGCAGGAAAAACCCGGAAACCGGAAAAATGGAATACGTATTACATCCACTCAATCCCGACTTCGGAGACATAGAACCGATGGACGGCGGCAAAATCTCCGGCATCTATGTGGAAACGCTGGAACGCTGGAAGAAAGCTTGACGCACCGGGTAAATGTGCTATAGGTAAATCATCTTTTTTTATTTTCCGTTAGCCGTCCACGTTGGGAAACGCGGGCGGTTTTTTATTGCCATTACAGCCGTGTACAGTAGCATTCTCCCAGAAAAGCGCTCCTGTTCAGCCCTTGGCCTCCGGGTCAGGGGCTTTTTTGTTGTTCTTTCTTCATGAAAAGATATAATTTTCTGGTATGATTTTGGGAAAACTATTCATCTATGCCGTCTCTGCTGTGTGTCTCTCCGTGGCTTCCATGGGAGCTTGCCCGGTGGAAAACATTCAAACCTCTGTAAAAGTAGAAGCCGCGCAAAAGAAATACTGGATCAGCTCAACCGGAAAGACACATAACTCTTCTTGCCGATACTACAATAACTGTAAAGGGTATTGGAGCGATACTGGCAGTGGCAATAACTGCAAAATTTGTGGAGGGGCAAAATAAACAAAAACAGCGCAATTTAAAAGTATGATCCTTTTTCTTCTCCCTATTTCACTCGTTGGACTTATCTGGGCATTCTGCATCGGCCTCTATGTACCTGCTATCATCTTCATTCTCTTGGCTGTGTTGCCTATAGCGAATCTCATACTCTCTATACCGGAACTTATCAATGCGTATGTACTCGGACAAAAGGCTCCCGGTCTTCAAGTGTTCATAGCAAGTATTAGTATACTTCTTTATGTCAGTTCGTTTTATGTTGCAGCGATATACTTTTATTCAGGTATAGAACTTATTCCGATTATGTTGCTAATCATGACTTATGCTCTATCTATTTCAAACGGTATCTATCAAACAACTAAACAAATGTATGGATGTTATGATACATCATTAGGGATTGCTTTATATGGAACATTTAGTCACAGAGCATCATATCTAGCTGGCGGTCTACTAGTTTGGTTTGCTCCTATTATAACAATTGCGGGTTGTATTTATGCGGTTTTGTAAATCGTCTTTTGTAATAATTATTTTATAACAGTTATTATCAGATATAGTGCAGCAATAATTGTTATAATAAAATATAAAATTACAAAAATTAAAAAATTATCTGTTATATAAACTTTTCCTTTGGTGATTTTAGTGATGTTGATTTTTTCTTTTATATCATACATGATATGGGAAACCACAGAATTGACAGGAAGTGTCCCCAACTTCGTTCCCTTGCATACATATTGTTGCTGATCAATTATTTTTAATTCATTCTCAAGAAAATCAATTTCTGCCATTGTCAGCTGTCGTTTCTTGTTTTTTAGAAGATGGCTGCTGGAATGAATTTGCCTACTATAAAATAAATCCTCTTTTTTGACATATTGTTGATACCATTCCAAAATCCTGACATACTGCTTTATCGCTGATTTTTTTTCAGAAATTATTTCATTTGCCAAATAGGAAATACTCAAAATCTGATCGTAAACATTTAGTAACTGATCATGCGATGAATTCATATTGTTTGTAACAGAAATCCATTCTAGAACAACCTTCTCAATATGTGCAGACAGTCCAGGCAAATCCTTTGAGAATCTTATGCGCAGAGCATCCAGTCGGTTTTTCTGCGCCTCCCGCTCCAACATCACCCAGACACTTTCTCTCGTGGCAATGGAAAACGTGGGTCTCGGCATCATCATATCCTATTTTTAAATGTAAAAACAATCACCAACACCACAGCCGTAGCCACATTCACGCCCATCCAAACTTCCTTGTCCAGATATACCCGGAGAATGGGATTGTAAAGCAGAGCAATAGCGGCAGCGGATACGCTCCCGAAACACACCCCTTTCTTCTGCTCCTGGGTAAACACAAATATGGCGTAAGCACACACAGCCAACCGCAGGAACATATAATAGCCGTAGGGCATCGGCAACAATGCCAGCCCCAGGAAAACGCAAATGGCAATCAGTAAACCTTTCATGAGTCCACACCATAATGGTGCACAAAATGAAACACAAGCTTGCAATATTTTGGAATCACTCCGCCAGCTTGAACCCAGGCTTGGACAAATTCGCCACCCCAGCCACGGACAAGAGCCAGGACGCCACGGAATCAGCCGCCTTGCTGCGGCTCCCGGCGCCCGCTCCGGCCACGTAAGCGGCCGCCTTGGCATCCAGCAGAATCAATTCCGCCCAATCGGCAAACGTCATCTCCTTCTCCCCGGTGGCGGCTTTCCACGTATTTTTGGCCGCCCGGTAAATCGCGGAATAATCAATCACTCCGGACGCGGTGCCTGCGTAAATACGCTGTCCAGTCGCCTGCTTGTAGCCAAACTCCACCGCCGCACCCAGCATCGGCACCCCGCCAATCATGGCAACAGGAGCCCCCAGCATGGCGCCGAACCATCCGCCGTTCTTCTCCCACTCGTCCTCGTCATCCAGCAGGGCGTGCCACAGGGCAATCACCGTCTGTTCGGCAACGGACATCATTCCATATAAAGCAAGAGCCTGCCCCCAATTCCCGGAGCTCACATGAGAAACGATCATCCCCACCTTATTCAGCACCTCGGAACTCATAAAGCAGGCCATCTTCGCAAACAGGCCCGTGGAAGCCCCCAGCATGCTCTTCTGGCTCTGCGTCAGCGGCTGGGCCACCAGCTCCAGCGCCCGGGTCACGCTCTGCATGCACAGGGCGTGCATCTCATCCTCCGTCATCGGGGCTCCGGTCCTTTTTCCTGCCTCTTCCAGCTCGGACCACTTTGCGTTATACAGGGCGGCCATGGACACGGCATTGCTCCACACGTCCATCTTCTCAATAGCCCTCATGCCGGCCATGGAAAACCTGATCGCTCCGGTGTAATTCTGATCGGAAGCATACCCCATCAGCTGGCTCACCAGTTCCGCCTGCGCGTCATTGGTCCTCGCCCGGAAAGCCTCCGTTTTCATCATCTCAAACACCCCCATGCGTCCGGTCATGGACATCGTCTGCCCCAGGTGCAGCAGGAAACTCCCCATGCCCACCTCCCCGGCAAACATCCCGTGCATCAGGCCGCTGGTCTGCTTGAGCATCGTCAGCACGTTCCAGGCCAGCAAGGCCACCGCCTTGGCGCTCTGGAAGCGGCTTGTCGCCTGGGCTCCGGCCAGCAGGGCGCCCCCCTCCATCACTCCGGCCCCGTCGATCACATCCAGCCAGTGCCGCAGGGAATCAATCCCGTGGCGCCCCATGTGCTCCTTCAGGGACGCTGCCGCCTCCTTGTCCGCCAGAATGCCGCGCCAGCGGGCAGTAATATCCGCCGTGCAAATATAATTCTCCACCTCGGCGCTCGCCGCCTGGAACACGGCCTCGCAATCCATATTCCAGGCCAGGTGCAAATTGTGCTTCCGCCTGGGAATCAGCATCCCGTACTTCGCCCCGCCGGCCACGGCATTCGTCTGTTCCCCGAAAGACGCCTTCGTATCAAGCTTGTGGTCCGCCCGGAACACGGCCCGGAAATAATTCTCCACCGCGGGGAAGGGAACCCCCTCACGCTCCTCATACACACGGGCCAGCAGCTTTCCCTGCCGGTTCATCAGCTCCCGCAGGCCGTAGCCGAACGCTAGCCCTTCGGCGCCAACAAACTCGCGCAGGCGGGCAACCTCCGCTTCTCCAATGCCTTCATTCCGCATCGTCTCCGCGTACTCGGCCTGCTCGTAAAGCAAAATGACATACATCGCCTGGGCGCGGGAAACCTTCAACGTCTCGCCCTTCCTGCCCGGGCGCACCACTTCCGCCTTCGCCGTAATATTCTTCCTCCTTCTGGCCCGTCCGTCTCCGGCCTTCACCAATTCATCCAGCTCGGCAAGCTGCCGGCGCATCTCCGGAATAAGCGCTTCCGGCACGGACGCCTTATCGTCGGAAAGCCCCCGGTCATTGTACTCCTTCCTGATTGCCTTGCGTCGTTCCTCCCTCTCCTCAAAAGACAACCACACCCACTCGCGGGCCTCGGCGATCCTCACGGTGCGCTCCACCTTCACCAGCGGATTCAGCACTACGCCGGAATCCCCTGTCTTCTTGAAATCGGAAAGAACCCTTGCCACATCTTTGGTGCGCTGAACGCCAAAACACCGCTTAACCAGGGCCGTCACCTCCCGGTCCCGGGCGTGCTTCATATTCCTCAACGCCACATTCGCCTCGGCAATCGCAGTAACCTCGGCATGCGCCAGACCGCGCAGGGCGGGAATCTTCTTCCATCCATTCAACAGCTGGGAATAAGACTGCAAACCGTACTTCAGGTACTTGGCCGCCTTCGTTCTCGTAGACGCCTTCGCATCCTCTTCCGCGTCACGTCCTCCCTGGGGAGTGGCCTGCCCAAGCCCTTCCACAATCTTCTCGGCCTTGAACTTCGTCCGGCGCCTCTCCTCGTCCAACCGGGTGGACCAAGCCGTCCGTCCCGTCGTGATAAACAGGGCAAGGGCGCGCGCGCAGGCGCGCGTCTGCTCCAGTCCCATCCCGGCCAGATATCCGAACGTGTGCCAATCCTTCAATTCCAGCTCGGCCGCACCCCGTTCCTCTTCGGTGGACTGGTTGCTGGAAAGCACGCCCTCCAGCTCCAGCATTCGCTTCTCCTTCGCCTCCTGGTCCGTATTCATCATGGCGACTATCCCGTGCAAATGCCTGTAATCCTCCGCGCTCAACTTGCCCTTGTTAAACTTCCCGCTGGCCTTCTTCGTCGGCTGCACGGCCTTGATGCGGGCAACCATCTCCGCCCGCATCTGGTCGACGGCATATCGGTCTGCCTGTTCCAGCGTGCGGGCCAGCAGCTTGTCAATCACGGCAACCATGCGCTCGCTGGTATCGTCCATCAGCGTCTCCTTCTTCAGCTCATCGGAAAGCCATACCTGACCGTCCTCCAGACGGGTGGCAAGATTCTCGGCAGCTCTCATGTAAGGGTAAAGGCCAAACCTGTACCCCTCCGGCAGCGTCTTGTAAATGGAAGCCACCACGGCCATGACCCTTCCGAACGCCTCCGCGCCGTCTCCCTGCTTCACATCGTTGGCCGCGCAAACCCGGCGCCATGTCTCCAACGCTTTTGCCGTCTGGCTGCGCAGCACCTCCAAACGGTTCTTCTGCGCCTCCCGCTCCAGCGTCACCCAGACACTTTCTCTCGTGGCAAGAGAGAAACTCGCCGTCGGATCCTCATAATCCGCCCACGCTCCCCCGGTGGACTCGTCCGCAAACGCCGTAATCTTAATATCGTTGCCGTCAAAAATCACGTAATTATACGTCTGCTTCTCCTCCGCCTTCCAGCGGGAAAAACCGTCTGCGTACCTGATGCCCCTCACTCCATGCCTTAACAGAAACTCGCTCGCCTCTCTGGGGCTTCCCAAGGCATCCTCCAACGAGCGGTAAATCTTGCCCCCCATCCAATACCCATTTTCCGGATCCTTGTCGTTGAACAAAGAATACGCTTCTTCCTTGCCCTCATCCAGAAGCCAATCCCCTATTCTGGATGTTGTAGATGAGCCGTACCCTTTATCCCAAAACAGCAGCTCCCCTCCTTCCATGAAGTCCAAATAATCCTCTACATTCAGCTCCACGCGGTAATTGGAAGGCATGCCCGTCCTCACCTCTATCTCGTCCAGATGGTCAAGCAGAGAAAGCATGAAGCCTTCCAGTTGTTCCAGCTTCTCCCGCTCCTGGGGGTACGTCTCCGCGTATTTCCTGTTAGTATCAATTTCATCATGCAACTCCATGACGATGTCTAAAACAGTCATGCTTCCTCTGGCGGCATCAACCAAATCGCCAAGAACAGACCAGGCGATATCTGACGCGTCCTCCTTCGCCTCCGGCAGGGCATCCTTCGGCAAAAAACTGCCTACCAGGGATCGTTGCATCACTTCTATAACGCCAGTCTCCACCTCCCGGAACTTCCATGTCGCCTTATCCTGCGCGAACTGGTTCATATAACTCCGGTTCACCTTCGGGCTCTCCGCAAAATACAACCCCCAGCCATACGCCTGCGCTCCTTCTCCCTGCCCCATATAATCCGTAGAAAACTTCCGGAAAGAATGCGGGGAAGCATGCAGGGCGGCAATGGAAAACGTCACCCCCGGTTCCGTAATCACAGCGTTGCCCGCCTCAAAATGGCCGGAATTGAACAGGCCCTGTTCCTGTGCAGAGGCAATGGAAAAAGAAACAATCGCCTCACCTGGGAACTCCAGCGTATCATTAAACGGCTTTGACTCTCTGCGCTCTCCATCCCACAGGATGCGTTTCTCCACATTCCGGCTCTCAATCTCACCAGCGGAACGCATATAGTCATCAAGGCTCCTACCTTCCTCCAGATTGCTCCCTCTGGCAAAGCCTTCAATATCCTGTATGGCGTGCTGAATCTCATGAAGAAGGGTGGAAAGCTGTGCCCCTGTCGGCCCGATATGGGCCAGATTGATCGTAATGGAGCGTTCTTCGGAATCATAATAACCACGGGCTGAATCCTTTTTATTCTTGTACGCAAAAACATACATCTTCCGTAAAGAAGGGTAAGCCTCATACAGCTCATCAAAATTCAGCACATCCTCAAGAAGCCCGCGCCATACGGGATTCTTCCTGTACCCCATTCCCCTGGACCACTCATCAAACATGCTTAAAAACGGAAAATTCTCCGGAGCTTTCAAGCTTGCCTGGCTCGCGTCAATCTCCGCCCGCAACTTGCCGTCATCCCTTCCGGCGAAAGCCTTATCGGCATACTTTCCCCAAGTGGCTGCATTCGGTCCTATCACGGAAAACGTAATATCCGGATTCTTCGGATCAAACGTCCCCCGGTTATCCGTGGCGGACTTGATCTGCGTGGAAGAGAACACTATCTGCATATTAACAGGCCCACGGGACATGAAGCCATCACGTCCAAGCGTCTCCGCGACCGCACGAAGAGCCGCTTCCTGACCACCAATAGTATAGAGTTCGCTGATAATATCCGCGTCGTTCACGCTGCTGTCCACAATCGCATCAACCGTTTCTTTCAACGCCTTCCGATACCACGCTTTCCCAGGATAACCATTCGCGCTACTCGCATAATCAGAAACAATAAGATCTCCGTCAGGGTCAAGATGTTCTATCACGCGCTCGACGTCTTTCTTGCTCAGTGAAAGTTTTTCCGCATCAAACGGATTGCGCAAATTCAGAAAAACTTTAAAAAGATGTCCGCCCTTCGGCGCAAAGCCTTCCGCATAACCTTGATCATCCGTGAAATAAAAGCCGCGTCCTTTCACTGCGCCGTTCTTCATGGCGAACTTATGTGAGAACGTGTTGAACTTCGCCCCGATCCCATGATACACCACCCTCGGCTCCCCGTTCTCGTCAACTACCTTGCTGGCATTCTCCGGGTCATGCTCCCAATCCCCAAACCAATTCTTAAACGCCTCCGTGCGCACGGAAAGCCACTGGTCTTCCGTCAGATTCGTATTCGCTCCGTTAGGCGCCTTCATGAACGTCCCGTCAGCGACCGCCTTCTTCCTGATTGTCTCTTTTTCAGGAGACAGGGAAAACGTCGCCGGAACAATAGCCCCGTCGTCAAACCGGCATTCCACTTCATTCACGTTGACAACATGCGCCCCTTGTGGTAAGGAAAAACCATCTCCCCCGCCAGCGGATTGGGACGGCAGAGCGGCCTTGCTTGCCGATCCTGGACCTAGGCGCGCGGTGCCGCTATTCGCGTTTGCAGGTTGTCGCTCTGCAAGGGGGAGCTTCTTCCCCAGCGGCTTCTTGCCCTGCCGCACTGGATAAGCCGAGACAATGGAATAAAACCCGTCCTTCCGGTCCAATTGCAGCAGCATCCATGAAGAAGGCTGCCTTCCCTTAACCAGCAACTCACGCCCGGGCGCCACCTCGTAAAGCTCGCTCACATTCGCCAGAATGGAACTGATATAGCGTTCCGGGGAACGGTCCTTCCAGAAGGAAAACCCGCGGGAAGCCAGGATATGGGTCAGTCCATAGCCGCGATGCTCCCCGACATCGGAACCCACCAGCAGCCGCACCGGCATGGCTGGCTGCCTCTTGCGGCGCGGAATCACAAACCAGTCAGGACTTCCGTCTTCCCGGGTGACGAACGTCTCCGGAGCCAGGACAGTTCCGGAACTATCCATGGCAACCACGGAAAACGTCGCCCCGGAAACGGGCACACGCTCGAACGGATTCACTTCACTCGTGCCGTCCCAGGCAAGGGCGCGGTCATGAAGGCGCAGCGCCGGGTCATGGGACTGCCATGCCCCCTTGGCTCTTTCCAAATCATGAATGGCCGCATTCAAATCTGCGTCCGTCTCCAGGCGGATGCCCATCCTGCCCGCCAAATCCTTCCGCCGGCTGATGCCTCTGGACTTCTTCAGAAGGGACAGGCGTTCGGCAATCAGGGCAATCCCCCGGGCCGCAAAGCGGGCCACCTTCTCACAATCCTCCTGCCAGGACGTATCGTTGCCGAACAAATCAAACGCCTCTCCCTCCCGGGACTTCTCCGCAGCCACCCGGTCCGCCTCCTTCACATAGGCCGCCACGTAATCCCACGGCTTCCCCTTCTCGCGCAGCTGCAGGGCAAGCATCTGTCCCGCCTCCGTTGAAGACAGGCGGCATACCTTCCACGCCTCGTTATCCGTAATCACCCCGTTCTTCAGGCGGGTAAACACCTCATCCCCGGCCAGGGTGGCAATATCCCAGCCCATCACATTGGCGGAACCGGGGCGCAAATACCCCTGCGCCTCCATCTCGTCCCGGCCCATATTGGAATTCCGGACAAAAAAAGCCACCTCCAGCGCGGACGCCTGACCGTCCAGCATATTCTGCCCGACGTCGTGCATCTTCGCCCAAGTGGCGTCATGCGCATCATCTTCTTCATACACGTAAGCCGGAATAAACTCAACCCCGTCGCGCACGGCCAAATCAAACCGGTGGCGTCCGGTAATCACATGCAGGGCTCCATCCCTGCGCCGCCACACGGAAATGGGCTGGGCGTCTTCCCGGAACCGTCCCTGAAGCTCGCGCCCCTTCACGGCTCCGCGTTCATTATGATCTCCCTGCTTGAACTGCTCCACATCCGGCGCCAGGGCCAGGGAATCCACCTGCACCTGGGCAAACACGCAATCCGGCGCCACCCGCACAAACGCGTGATCGCGGAACTCCGCGCCGGCCTCTTCATCGTGTTCGGCCTCTTCCCCCACCCCTTCCAGGGAGCCGCCGGCATCCTCCACCAGCGGAGCGGGGGATGCCGGATTCCCGGCAATGCCGGTCACGGGATCAGTCTCATCCTCCTCTTCCGCGGTCTCTTCCACATCCTCCGCGGCATCCATCCGCGCCATGGACTCTTCCAGCGCCTCCAGCTCGCCCAGCGTCATCGTGGCATCCCCCGGAGCCCTGCGGGAAGCAAGGTCCGCGTGCACCATCTCCACATCCAGTTTCTGCGCGGCATCCATCCGCGCCTGGCGGAAAACGCTCTCCGTACTCACGCCCACGGCCTGCAGGGCGTCCGCCAGGCCTCCGTGCTCTTCCATAAACTTCTTCCCCTCGTCCGTCGCGGCAAACTCGTTCCATTGCTCGCCCATGCGTATGATGCGGGCGGAATCCTCCAGATTCTTCAGGGCGAACTCCGCGGTGTCCTTCACCCACTGTGGCACGGGCAGGCTCTCAATATCCGCCAGGGAGGAAGACAGGGACAGGTTGGAAAAACTCTCCACCACGTCCCTGGCATCATGCGCCGGGCCCTCATACGTCCCCAGACTCACGCCGTACCTTCCCAGCACGGCGTCCGCCGCCTGCAAATGCTCCCACAAATCCTGCCAATCCTTCCCGGTCAGGTTCATGTAATGCACCAGGGCGGACTCCTGCACATCCTCCATCACGTTGGCCGTCGTGGCATGGCCTCCGGCGTAAAGCAGCAGGGAACTCCCAGGATCGGCCGCCATCGTAAACCGGTGGGCGAAGCTGGCCGCCGCCGTGCCGCTCTTGATCTCATCGGCTCTCCCCCTCGTAATCTCTCCGGAACGCACTGCATGATCAAGACGCCTCTCAAAAGCCGCCGCCAAATCGGCAATGGAACCAAGCTGAACCTTCCTCATCACTTCGGCATCCGTCCTGCTTCTGGCCTCCTGGACGGACACGCCCTCTTCCCGGACAATCGCGTCAATCCTCGCCTGGGCTCGCGCGGCCACATCCATCAACCCCGGGACGGTCATCCCTCCGGTTTCGGCGGCCGCCTTCCGGTACTCCGCAGGCGCTTCCTCGGACAACATATCCAGCGTCTCAATAAAATCCATCTTCCCGGCTTCCGAAACCGCGGCATTCCCCAGCACGGCATCCTGCATCACGCGGACGCCATTCAAATAAGCCCCCTGCAGCACTACCTGAACCAGGGCGTCCGTCTGCTCCTCGTTCATCTCCACGCTCCTGTCTTCCTCCATCTTCACGCCGTTCACTACAGCGCCCTCCCGCAGGCTCACCTCGTACCTGTCCGTTCCTTCCAGCTTGCGGATACGGCCAATGTTGGCCTTCTCCAGCACCTTGTCCAGAGCGCCGGACATCTGGTACAGCCGGGCCTCCTGCCGGTCCGCCAGCTCGGCGCCGGCCTTCCGCGCCCGTTCGGCGGCTCCTTCTGGATCCTTCAATACATCAGTCTCGAAATACTTCTGGGCCAGCGCAGCCTTGTGCTCCGCCGTGGAAAAAGACGCCATCTCTTCAGCATGCTTCTTCGTATATCCGGCCAGCTGGGCCCGCTGCGCATCCGTCACGAACGCCGCCACTTCCTGCTTCATCCTCGGAGCGTGGCCGGCAGCCATGGCCGCCACAAACAACGCGCATCCGCCGGACTGCTCCACATCCCCCATCGCCTGAAGCACGGGGCTCACCACCTCGAAATCCTTCGGCTTCACCTCCATTCCCGTCATCCCGGACAACTTCCGGGCCGTCCACTCGAACAACTCCCCGGCCAGGGGTTCCGCCGCCATCTCTTCCACGTAGGCAAACGCCGGGGTGGAAAGCATCTTGCCGGTTCTCGTCCCGGCAAAAAACGTGCGCCCCGGCACCTTCGCGGCCAGTCTCGCCAGGGCGCCGGTGCCCGTCCTGGTCATCAGCTTGTTGATGGCCCCCATGCGCCCGAACACGGAAAACACCCCAAACCCCTTTTCCTCCACCGTATTCCGCAGCCCGTTGATCGTCACGTCCACCAGGGAATCCCCGTTGCGGGAGGCGGCATTCCCGGCGTGCCCCATATCACCGGCCAGCGCCAGGGCCCAGCCGCCGGGAGCCATGTAGGAAAGGCTCTGCCCGGTGATATTCCCGGCTCCGTTAATCGCCTTGACGTACCAGGACGCATCAGGGCTTGTGCCCCGCATCCGCTGTCCGAACTCGTGCATCACATCCTGCATCGTATTCAGCGCTTCGCGTCTTTGCTCGTAGCGGTCGAAGAGCTGCCTTTGTCCGTCAAACGTATCCTTCACCCCCTGCAGGGGAGCAATATTATTGGAATACCACTCTTCCATTCCGCTCATGCCGGGAATGCCCCTCACCGCCTGAACCGCCTTCACGCCCAGGCTCTCCGCGCCGCGCGCCGTGTCGGCAAAACTTCTATACAAATTGCGCCAGAAAGCAGCGGAATCCGTCTGGCTCTCCTGAACCTTCCGGTCAATCGCGGTCATCAGCAACATCAACGCCTGCTGGTCCAGCACCTCATTCCCGTTGACATTCACTGTCAGCAGATCGGCCATGTCCAGCGCGTCGGAGCGCCAGACATCCTCAAACCCACGCCTCTCGGCAAAAGCATACGCCCGCCGCGCCCTCATGATGGAATCGGCAGCCTTCTGCGGACTCTCGGCATACTTCAGCAAATCGGCAGGACACGCGTCCCAGCTGCCCTCCTTCCCGGCTACGCAATCCACCATTCGGTGGGAAATTTCCTCCTGTTCCTGCTGGACTCTTCTCGTCCGTTCCTTGTAGGCGGCATCCTCTACGCGTGTTCTCTCGGAAAAATCCTGCCACACAGCGCGGTGAGCCTCCCCCATATCCTTAAACTGTGGGGCCTCCTTACCTTGCCGGGCCCAATACAAATACGGGTCGGCGGCTTGGTCCAGACCAAACAGGGAAACGCACACATCAAGGCCCAGGCAAGCCTCCTCGTCCGGTGTGACTGGGGGCTGGTAGCCTTCCGCCTTCACCAACCCTTTTGCTTCTTCGTCAGCGTCATCCCCCAAGGCCAGCGCGGAAAACAACTTCAGGCGACTTTCGTCGGGCTTGAACTCCGGAAGCTTCCGGGAACCCGGCACCTGTCCCCAGTCTTGCAAGGAAGTAGGGGCGTCATTCTCCTGCAAATGGTCAAAGGACTCGGGAAGAAGGTTGGAATGTTTCGCCTCCTGCGCCAAGGGGAAAAAGTCTGTTTCAAACATGGTAATCAATTAAGCTTTAAGTTGAAAATAATATTCGGAAACCCCCTTCACCCAGTGGGAATTCAATCCCTTGGGATCGTTGGATGCTCCGGGGGGAGCGTACTTCTTGCCAATGGCGGCAATCGTTGTCAGTCCTTTGCCCAGGTAATTCCGGGCGAGCTGTCCGGCCATGTACTCAATACCGGCCTCGACCGTTTCAAAAGACCGGGGACCTCTGCCATACGGACTCACGCCCATGGCATTCTTCTTGTTCCGGAAAGCAGAACTGGTGCCGTTGCCTGTTTCGTGGATGGCAATGGCCATCAGCAAATCAGGGTCCACACCGTACTTCTCCCCGGCCCGCCGGAAGGCAGATTCGTACTGTTGAAGAGCGGGAGAAAGTACTTGGGCGGCCTTCTGCGGGGAAGAAACAGGCTGGTTCAGTACGCTGGTTGCTCCTTGTCGCTGCGGGGCATAAAAATTCTCCTGGTCTTCGTGGAGCTGTCTGGCATACGCCGTCGCGTCCTCCGGAGAATTGAACACGCCCAGGTGTTTACCGGTTTGCTTGAACTGATTCACGGCATCGTCCTCGGAAAGAACCTTGCCGTCCTCGGAAACGGTAGGAATCAGGTATTCCTTCCCGTCCATCTCCACGGAAATGGAACGCACCGTACTGATGGAGCCGTCGGCATTGCGGACGACGGGCCGTGTACTCAAATCAATATTGCCGGGCTCAATCATGCCGGGCACCTCTTCGGGGGCAAAACGGACGGTTGCTTTCCCCTTGTCCCCCGCGAGCATGATCAGGCGGTTGCCGTACTCGTCGCCAGAAAGCTCAATCCCCCTGTTAGGGCCTTCATAAAAACCCACTACAGGAACTTCGTTGTAAGCCTTGGACTGGTCCATGGTGGCTTTCAGACAGGGGCGACTTCCGTACTTCTGAACAAGCTGCTGGTACATTTCCTTGGGCACGTAGGCCCCGGCGCGCCTACCAGCCACAAAGGACATGGGGACGGCCAAGGGGGCGCTGTCTTTCACAACCTCCACTTGCGGCGTGTAGGGAACCTGCTTCTTCTGATACTCCTTCCACTCCCTATTCTTCCGGTCAATGAAATCCTTCCCGGAATCCGGCATGCGTTCCCTGGTGTCTCCTACCTGGGCCTCACTGTCAAAAGCGCGGGAAATCTCCTTAGACTTCTTCTCGACATCCAGCTTTTCCGGATGCTCGTACTCGTTCAACTCTTTGGCTTTCTTTGCGGCAAATCTGAAAATCTGCATCCGGTCGTCGTGAATGCTCGCCTCCGGATTCCGTTCACGCCAATACGCCATCTGGACGCGCACATACTCGTCAATCTGGCTCTCTATCAAATTTCTGGCCGCCTCCTTCTCCTGAATCTTCTTTTGGTCACCTTTCCTGTACGCATCCCGTACTGAAGCGGATCTGTTCGGAATATACGCATCATCCGGAATATGGCGTAGCACCAGACCGATGTCATTTCTGCGTGCGCCCTTGGCGGCATCCAGTCGGGAAATCATCTTATCCATCACCACGGCGCGGATATACTCCTGGTTTCCCTCATAAGCCCCCAGGAGTGCCCACTTCTTGGCGGAGCGCTCGGCAATTTGATTAGCCTCCTCGCGAGATTGAGGAACAGGAAGCTTGTCCAGTTCCATATTGAACGCTCCCCTTATTTCCACCTTGTCCCGTTCCGTGAACCGTCCGCCGTTTTTTTGGGCATTGCGGGCCCATCTCCACATCTGTTCAGTAGCTCCGTTGGGCAACTGTTTTTTCAGGGCTTCAATATTCTTTTCCTGAATCTTGCGGCGGTCCTCTGCTGAAAGAGGGGCAGGCGTGGCCTCATCAGCCAGACGTCGGCGCACTTCGCGTTTGGCCCGGTCCAGATCAATGGGATTCAGGTCATTGTACAGTCCCTTGTTGATAGCCGCAGCCGCACGTATGGGATTGGCGGCAACGCTGGAAAACAAGGCTGTCTTCAAATTCTCCTGCTGCTTGTCATATCTGATCTTCCTCCCTCTCAATAAACGCAGCTCACCTTCGTCACGGGAAATCGTGCCGGAAGCTACGGCGTCATCAACAGACCTCTCGTAACCGCCCCAATCCTGCTTCTCCTCGGCCAGCTTCAAACTCGTATCGAAAGCCTGTCTGGCAACGCCCAGCTGATGTTTGGCAGCCAGCCCCCAATAACGTTCCTGCAGGCTTGACCTCACGGAAGCCCTGACAGCCTCCGCCTTCATGGCGCTCTCCGGGTGGAAAAAACTGCCACCCAGCGCGTCAATCTTCTGGCCGAACTCGTAAGCCAAATCTTTCAGCTTCCCCTGCCGGATGGAACCGTCCTTCTCAAAAACGCTCTCCTTCGTGCCCGGCGCGAAAGCCAGCATCCTGGAAAACTTCGCGTCGGACTCGTCCCGGATGCGTCGCAGCTCCACCTCCTGCCGCTGCATCTCCCCGAAATCGGAAATCCTGGCAAACGCCTCCGCGCTCCCCTGAACCGCCTCTTCGGCCTTCTGGACGGACGCGCCCAGCACCTGGCCCTGATCGCCATTGGCAGCCCGCGCCGCGACGCCGGGATCAGCCTTGGCCGTCTGCAGGGACGGCCCGCCGTATAAAGAAAACTCGCTCATCGTGATATAAAACCGGTAAGTTGATCAATGGAAAAAACATGCACCTTCGGCCCGCGCAAAAACCGTTGCCAGGCCACATGCGTAAAACCTCTGCGGGAAAACTGCCG